ACTTTAAGCTTGTCCTCGGCCGATAGCGGCCTGTCGTAAAGAGCGACAATCGACCCATAGTTGTCATGGCTGAATCCTCTCACATGCATTCGCGACTAGAATTTCACTGCCAACTCTTCTATGGCCAGGTCAGACTTCAACCGTGCAGCGTCAGGTCTCAAGCGTTGTTTCGGTCTATGGGAAACCGGTATGACAAATCTGCAAGATAAAGCCGAGTCCGAGGAGGATTTAGGCCAGATGGTAATAGGGCGAGGGCCCTGCACCTATCTAATGCTGCTCTTACTAGGATTGATCCTCCTGTTTCCCTTTCTTGAGGAAGGTCTATTTGCTCGCACGTTGCTCGGCATTCTGTTTTCAATCGTGCTGCTCGTGGGCGCTTTCGCCACCAGGCAGACTCGGCGAGGGTTCATCCTCAAACTGGGCCTGGCGTTGCTTGGGGTTGGCCTTCAATGGTCGGCGTTGTGGGCTGAAAGTATCGCGACTCTTTTCTTTGCCGGGATAGCTTATGCGGCGTCTCTTGCAGTCTCGTTTAGCGGAGTGCTTCGCTATATCCTCAAACGCGGGCCAATTACCGCCGACAAGCTGCATGGCGCGCTTGCGGGTTACATCATGCTGGCCTTCGTTTGGTCCTTCGTCTATGCCCTGGTCGAGATATCCAGCGCTGGCTCATTCGGCCCTGGCAACCTCAATTTCGGACAGCCCGGTACGTTCTTCAAGCTGATCTATTTTAGCCTCACGACGCTCACAACCACCGGTTACGGTGATGTTATCCCGTTGACCAACCACGCCCGCTCACTTGTGATGGTCGAAGAATTTTCAGGCGTCTTTTACGTGGGTGTTGTGATAGCGCGGCTTGCCGGTCTTTATCCGTCGAATCAGACAAAGTGACAGTCAATTTACCTGAGCTACCTGCTGGCATGAGTGATTGAGTCGTCCTGGATTCAGTGGGCACCTGCGATCGACTGCTTTTGGCTGTGGATTCAACCGGTCGACGCAACCGATTGGCTAAATCATTCTGCAGGTGTTTTTTGTCTTCATGCTCGGGCGGGTTTGGTTCAGATACAGCAGAGCAGGCGCGTCGTTTAGAAAGCAAACGACAGGTACAATCGTCCTTCCCAGATGTCCAGACCGTTCTGCCCCAGGCTCAAGTAGCCGACGCTGCTTTCTATGAGCAGGGTGGGTGATAGCTGTGTAAGCACGCCAGTGCGTATTGTCCCTGACCAAGGCGAGGTTTTTTCCTCGCTCAAGTCACCGGTGATGATTTTGCCATCATTAGGTCGTTCAAACTCGTTGATCAGGCCGAACTCGGCATAGGGGTACCAAGCCTTGCCACCGTCGCTGCGGTAGCTGCGGGTCAGCTTCAGCGATGCGTCGGCGACACCGTAATTGAAGTTCTGCTGTTCGATGGACAGGGCAAAGGGAATTCCCGCTATGTTGCCTGTCATGTCGTGCGCTTCGTTGCGAAAGTGGGTGTAGGACAACGACAGTTTCGGCGTCAGCACTGTTTCACTCAACACATACTGGCCCGTCGCGCTCGTCGAGAGTGCATAACGTTGCGTGGTGAAGCTTTCTTTGAGCACAGAGATGCGGTTGTCGTTGTCCAGTGTGCCAATGCCAAGCGAGCCATCGACTGTCCAGTTGGGTGAAAGCCGAAAGGCTGCATAGGGGCCTGCGCTGAGGCCGTCCGACTGTACCGACCAGTCGCCATCAAAACCGTCAGAACGGTTGCGCTCTAAAATCGTCATCATGCCCACGACAAAGTCGTTACTGATGCGGCGGTCGGCGCCTATCGTCACGTAACCCGAATAACCTTCGATATCGAGCCCCGAGCGGCGATCTGCAATATCCGTGTAGCGGCTATCCACCCAAAGGTTCCACAGAGGCTCCTGCTCGAACTTGCGGCCTTCGGTCAGCGGGACATTGCCGTCGATGTTGAGGCCGTCGTTGGCCAGGCTGCCGTCGAGGGACGGCAAGGTGGTGGCGGGCGAGGGCGCGGTGCTGGGCAGGCGAGGGGTGACGCCTGCTGGCGGCAGCGTGCCAACCGGTGGGGTGTTTAGGACTGAGATAAATACCAGGGTAGCTGTGAGGTAAACCCGAGACAATCCGGGATTCGATGGTCCATGGTGGTATGGGGTCTGTAAATGAGTTGCAGCCAGTGCAATTAGATATGACCCCGGTCTGTTGATGGTGACCGGGGTCCGGTGAAGGCAGGCGAGGTACTTTTGTTCCGTGTCTACTCATCCAGGTGCGAAGTGAACAGGTCGCCTTGGTCACGAGCGATGACCGCTTGCCGCATCCTTTTAACCACCTTGTAAACAAACGCCAGTGAGATGTTGTGCTTCATGGCGATCTCGCGGTGGTTGCGCCCCTTCCACTCATCAAAAATCTGTTGATGCAGTTTCGAAGCCTGGATGTGAATACCCCTTGGCATGTACAGCTGTTGGCCACCCCAAACCGTAGCCATTTGCATGGCAACTTCAATACCATGTGCCTCGGCGAGTTCGTCGCTGACGTGAAGTGTTTCTTTTGCTGACTGGGCAACATGGTCTGCCAGGGTCTGAAGCAGTTCGCCTGCCGTGCTGCTGGGCTCTTTCATACTCCCTCCTTATTGGTCACGCGGCACTGCCACTGTTTCAGGTTCTCAATGACTCGGCTGGCTTGGGCGGTGTTGAGCCATTGCAGCGCCGACACCTTTGTCATGTTAAGCACAAACTTCGCCAGAGCTTCCTCGGAAGGATCGCGGACGGCGCCCAGACCATGCAGAGTCAACCACAGTGAGCGGATCTTCTTGGACTGCTCGTCGTTGGCCTTCGGCCGCTTTCCTGCCGCGTTTGGACGAACCTTAAAGCCCCGCTGCTTGAGCTGTTCCAAAACCTTCAACAGATTTGGAACGCTCAAGTCCGCGGTTGATGTCGCGCCGTCCAAACCCTTCATACCGGACAGCATCATTCGATAGGTGTCGTCATCCATGCGCAACTCGCGCCGTGCAACATGAATCAGCTTGATGTAACGCAGTCGGTCTGGATTGGAAGACGTCATAATGCTCATATCATCCCCCCATCGTCAGGAGTGCGCGTGGTTGATGGTTCACAGCTTTATGCAACTGGGCCGACTTACCGGCCTGGTAGCCAGCTGTTGACGCTCCCTCATCACGAGCTTTGACCTTGCGGCGTTTGAGTTCCGCCTTTTCCAGGTCCAGATGATGCTTGGCCATGTAGGCCTCGATTGCCTCTGCGACGTTGTCCTCCACACCGGCAAACTCATCGACCTTGTGATACACAGCATCAATCCAACCATTGGCAAAGTGATCACCCCTTGCCACCTTCGTGGAGCGCTTGCACCGCTTCTGTGGTGGCAGGGCCAGAAAGTCTCGCCGAGCCTTTTGCAGTTGCCGCTCCAACACTTCGTAGGCATACCCGGTAAGTTCTGGCGCCGCAGCACAACCAACGAAAATGAAACCACCCCCGCTGTGCCAGCTGTGGGTGATGATCATGCGTGTGCCAAAAGCGTGAGCACAGACATGTGCAAGGCGTACGCGCCAGGTCGGCGGCTGCCCTTCGGAGCCAGCCGCAATTTTTGCCTCACCTGCCATGCTGGCCAGCACGTCACCCATCTCCAGGTTGTACAGCTCCATCAACTTATGGGCCTGACGCAGAGCGATCTCGGCTTCATGTGGATTGCTGGTTTTGGACTTGGCCATCTCCAGACACTTTTTGATCTTTTCGAGGGTGCGGTTCTCTTCCATCTCACACCCCCGCAATATCGAGGCTAATGGCGCTGTACTGGTCCGAGTCCCCGATCCGCTCATACACGCGGATATAGGACTTGGAGCCGACCACCTGGCACGCTTCGCCGATGGCCTGCATAGCACGCTGCCAACGCTCGTCCTTGATATCCAGGCGGCGCAATGCAAGCACCCGAGCGGTACGGATCTCACCCTGAGAGTCAGTGCGGAATGCGTCGTTGGCCAAGGTGGCCACCTCTGGTCGAGCACCTTGGGTCCAGTCGCGTAGACATTCATCGATCAAAGCGCGTGCTGCCTGCAGACGTTCATCGAAAGCAATCGACTCCTGCACTGAGCGCTGGATTTTGAAGCGACCATCGAAGCTATAAAGAGTGACATTACCCTTCTTGCCACCGAGTTTGATGTCGTACTGTTCGGCGCTCAGTTCGATAAAGGCCTCAATGTCACCAAACGCAACTGCCTTGAAGTCGACCAGCTCGGAGTTGAGTTCACTGGCACGATCCACCAGATGACGCACTAGACGATCCCGCTCGATATCGATGGGCTTGATCAAGCTTTCGGGCACCAGGCGACCTTGTGCGTCTTGCCAGAAACCTGCAGGTACTGAAGGTTGTGGGGCGTCATTCATTATCTTCGTCCTTGCTGTTGGTGGCGCCGTTGAGGCTGGCTTTTTGAAGCACTTCGATGATGTCCTGAATGCCGAGTGCGTGACTTTCGGGTTTGTTTTGCGTTGAAGCGGTCAACTTGGTGATTGCATTGGCCACACCTATTGGTGTGTAAATCTGTTCACCAAGCGACTCAACGAGATCAAGTGCGAATTGTCGACCCTGCACACGCATGTACTGGTTGATCGGTGCAGTCATTGGTCCTGCTCCTTCACCAGGGAAAACCATGAAACGTTGATGCCACGGATCTGCACGGTGTGACGGGTCTGGTGATTCCGTGTCTTGCTGCTTTGGCTGCGAATCTCGTGAGCAAACCGGCGTGCGATCACGTCGACATCGTCTGTCGAGATAACGATGCGTTGTTCGAGGAGGTTCAGCTCCTGGACGGAAACGCCCGCAGCGTGGATATCGCGGGTCAGTTCGTTGAACGTCGACAGCAACGGCTGAAACTCTGGCGCCAGGAGGCTTAGCGCTGGCTTTGGTTGCGGTGGCACAAGGGAAAGATTAGGCATGTCACACCCCCTTCACGATGTCGGCGTTGACCACGGGCACACCCAGCTCAGCGGCAAGATTCATCGCAGCAATCACCAGGTTGCCGATGGCAAGCGGATACAGAAGCGAGATCGATTCATCGCGTCCCCCACGTCGGCCTGTTTGAGACAGTCGAGCGACGACAGCTTGGATACCGCTATCGTCGATAACTTCACGCAGGTCTTTGCCTGCGCGTTCAAAGCGGAACCGCAAAAACTCATCGAGACGCCCACCCTCGATTGCGGGCAGTGTCACGCGTTCGCAGCGCTGCACGACTTCTCGCACATCAGCGTTGCGTTCACTCAGTTTCACGCCCAGCTCAGGCTGGCCAATCATGATGATGCTGACCAGTTTGGTGAATCCAATCTCCAGTTCCAGAATGCGTTTGAGGTGCTTGAGGGTCGGGATCGGCAGGCTATGCGCCTCTTCGATGATCAAGCAGTGACGGAAGCCAGCGGCATGTGACTCCTTGAGAACACGGTGCAGTTGGGCAAAGCGCGCCTCAGGGCTGCTCTTGGCTTTTTCCAGAGGCGCGACAGCGGCCATCATCGATTCGGCGATATGGGTGCTTTTCAACGACTTGCCCTTGGTGTCGTTGTCTTCAGACGCCAGCACATAGGGTTCGATGATCAGGACCGGGTCATTGTTCTCCAGCAGGCGGTTGACCAGGTCACGGCGCAGCGTACTTTTCCCCGCTCCCGATTCGCCCTCGATAGCCAAGAAGCCACCGTGGCGGGCGACCTGGTACATCGCCTCTCGAACATAGCGAATATCAGGACTGATCCACATGTCTTTGCCGCTCTGCAGCTCATCAAAAGGGTCGCGAAACAGGCCGAACACCTTTCGGGTAGCTGCCTTCAATGTTTGTTTTGGTAGTAGCATGGGTTCGTCCTCCCCGGACGGCTCTTCATTTAGGGCCGGATCTGTCGTGTTGGCGCACGGCAGGTCCACTTTTTCAAATGCATTGGCGATGTCGGCATCATTGGCTCCTGACTCGACCAGGAACGCTCGGATGCGTCCCTGCAAGTCCGTACTGTCCAAGCTGCGTGGCCATTGACCATGATTAATCAGTTGGGCGACTGTGGCCGCACTCAGCTTCAGTGATTCAGCCAAGGCCGATTGAGGTCGGCCCACTCCCTGCAATACCTGCTTTAACTTCAACATCACTCACCTCCAACTGCGGACCGCACCAAGCTGAGCGGCTGGCGCATCACCTCTGTAGGTCGATTCAGCTCAGTCTCAATGGCGTCGAGCTGTTCATGGGGAACTCCGTCAGGAAACCGCTGCTGCAACCAGGCGAAGGTTTCGCCCGACCACACAGAGCCCAATCGGGCGCGAAGTAGCTTCGCCGCCTCCACGTGCGTGAGCGGAGTTTGCTCAACCGTGGGTACGTTCACGTCCAGCGAAGTGCCACGGCGTGGCATGTAGGCCGGCAGCAATGTGTCGGTGACGTGTTTGTGAGGATCAATCAGGCCACCGAACGGCACAGCCTTGGCCTTGCGAGCGGCCTCGGCGTCGGCTTGATTGGTGGTGCCGGTAGCCAGCTGTTCCAGCACCTTCCGCGATACCTGGGCCGGGGTTTCGGCATGGCTCTTATATTGCTCACCAATCGTTGCCGAGGTCTCGGCAAAGCCAAACTCGTCCATCTCGATCCGCTCGATGACGTGATAGTTTTCCCGGCCGTCTTCCCCAACCAGGACTGCGATAGCCGCATCCTTGTCACGCCAGCAATTGCGGGTGATCAACAGCTTTTCACCAACCATTACACCCGGTACCGAGCTGACATCGAACTGAGCGCCACGGAACGAAACACGCAACAAGTTGCTGACCTTGCGGTACTCCGGTGTGCTGACCGCCAGCTCCCGGCAGACCTCAATGCTGGGAGCCAAGCGCAACTGTTCCTGCTTGATCAACTGCCACACGCCATACCGGGTGCGTCGTGTACGGGTGTGAATCGAGGTGGCGTTGTAGTAACGCATCCACTGGCCGGCCCAGGTGTTGATCTGTTCCAGGGTTTTCGCTGCTTGAAACTTCAACGCACTTTCAAACTCACGCTCAACGATGTTGTGCGCCTGTTCGACCTGGCCTTTGGCCCGCGCATTACCGACCTGGTTGATGATCAAGTCGATTGACATGGCACGGCACAGATTGCGAAAAATGCCACTGGTCATGGCCGCACCTGGGTCGGTCATTAGCATCCAGGGCACGCCATGAAACGGATCTGACTCGTGGCGTTTTTGCATCGCATTGATCAACACGTTGCACAGGTTCTCGGCGGACTCAGCGCCCAGCACGTACTCCAGGTACAAAGTACCGCTGGTGTGATCGGTGACCACGTAGCGCCACAACCGCTGGCGCTCGATCTTCTTCAGGTTGCCGGGCTTGCCGTCATAGAATTCGGCCTTGTTCATTACCCGCGCGCCATCATCAGCGAGGTAGAACTGCGTCGAGATCGATGCGTCCACCTGCCAAACATGGTTGGGGTGATTGCTGGCCAACGACACGGCTGGTGCGTCATGTAACAACTGGTCAGGGTGCAACTTGTAACTCTGCAGGGCGCGGCTGATTGCGCCGCTGGTCAATGGACGCAGGAGGCCGGTCCCTTCATCCACCCGACCAGCCACAATCAGACCGTTGCTGCGCAGCCGCTCGACGGCTCGCTCTATGGTGGATAGCTGTTTGTTGTTGGCACGGATTGACTCCAGCAAAACGGCTGAAATCAAGCGAGCCTCTTCCAGCGGCAAGGCGCTGTTGCCCGCATCACTGCGACGTTTGCGCGGCTTGACCACTCGAACCTCCTTCAGCTTGCGTTGAAGTGTTTGGATGGAAACACCCAGTTCAGCTGCGCCCGCCTGGTAGACGGCAGTGCGCTGGCCATGCGGAGCGTTGTCTGCGCGTTGGGCGATCTGGGCCAGTTGTTGGATCTGAACCGGGTTCATGGTTTAAGCCTCGGCCGCGTTCAACCACACAGGATCGCCATCCAACTGCTCTGGCAGATGGAACTCGCTGCGAACCGATGCAAGGGTGATTTCGAGTTGGCGAATCAAAGCGGCTTTGAAGGAACGATGGTCTTCACCGCTTTCAGTGGCGTGCTCTTCCAGCTTGGTGAAACCAGCGCGCAGTGAGCCGAGAATGCTGGCTTCTGCCTCGTAGGCGACTGCTGCCACTTCCTGGCGCAGCTCTTTCGCGGCTTCATTCGCGGGCATCGACTGGATGCGCTTGCGGGTTTTCTCTAGCTCCTGTTTGGTGGTGTCCAACTCCTTGGTTTTTTTCGCCATGACTTCGCTTTGCGCTTCGTAGTCGGCGTTGGTTTCGTCGAGCCGCTGGGTAAGTTCTTCTTTCTCCTTGGCGTGCTTGGCGATGATCTCTTCGGCGAGATCAATGAACGCATCTTTGTCACCGGTCTTGGCGACTTCGATAAGTGCTGACTTCTGGTCTTCCGGAAGACGGCGATACTGGCGCATTTCGCGGTAGCCGATGCCCATACGGGACATTGATTCGAGAGCCTCTTCGCCAAACGCTCGGAGATTCGCGATGTCCTTGTCTGCTTTTTCTACAGAGATACCTAAGAGGTTGCAAAACTCTTCCCAGGAGCCGTTTAAAAAGTCGTAACCGTTACGACTTTTTTGCCCCTTGAGTGCTCGGTAAAGCTTGTTTTCCTTGACGTAGGCCAACTTAGAAGTCGTAACCGTTACGGAAAACTTGGCAAAGGCATCGGACATCTGGGCTTGGCCAAGGAGCTGGTTGAGCAGGTCACGCTCTTCGCTGTGCGAAGCAAGCATCGTCGTCATCAAGTTCTGATCAGCGGTCAGTGCAGCACCATCCAGTGCGGGCAGATCAATTGCCTCAGCGACATCCTGTTGTTTGCGTCCCATCTTTTTCCCCTTATCTGGTCGATCCAGCGGCAATACGTTGGTTGATTTCCTGCATCCGGTCGGTCAACCGGGCCATGTGTTCGGCATGCGCCTGCGCGATCTGCAACATGCCGACTGAGTGAGCGAACCTGCCGTTGTCCAGCTTCACTGCCAGCCCTTCCTCGATCAGGGTTTGCATGGCGCGGGTGATGTTGCTGGGGCTGTCATGAGCCAGTTGAGCCAGTTCGGTATTGCTGAGTCCGGTGACGGTGTGGCCTTTCAAAGCCTTGAGGACACGCAACACCCGTGCAGCGGCAGAGACGGTGCGGCTCATGGTTGCCCCTCCAATTCGAGTTGTGGCTGTTGGGTTTGGCTGACATTGCCCCGGTGCCAGGCAAGCCCCTCCATCGCCGCCTGAATGGCAGCAAGGGTTTCCTCGGCTTCGCAGTTGTTGGCATAGAAGGCCAACAACTTTCCGGTCGCGGTGGTCAGCAGTTCCTGTAGGGCTTGAGTGTCCTGTGCCGTGCACTTGCGGCCAGTTGGCATGGCAATGGTGAGTCGCCCCGAGCTAGCGGCGATCCAGCGAGTGACGTAATCGCAACCACAAGCCCGCTCATAAGGAAGGATCAAGTTGGCTGGCATACGTCCGGTCTGCAGCCACTTGTAAACCGACCAGTGATCGGTCACCCCCATCTCATCGGCGATACGCTCCACGCCTTTGTTGTGAGCTTCCTTTGCATAGTCCTTACACAGCTCCATTGCATGGCGCAGTGAGGTCGGTTGGGCGTTCTTCCAGCGGCGGCGGTTCATTGGAAAGCCCTCGATAGAGCGCCTTCCAAACAAAACGAACGTTTGCACCTAGGCAAAAGGATTACTCCGGGCGCAATGTTTTCGGGTACATTCGCTAACAGGAACATGGCTATGACCGACCGTATTGATAGGCTTGAAGCGCAACTGAATGCCCTGGCGCAGGGTTGGTTGCGTCTTGCCGCTGCTCTTGAAGTAGGAGGAGTCGTTGCTCCTGGTCAAATTGATCATTCGCTGCAAACTGCTCGCTGGCCTGGACAGCCGTTTGAGGCTGAGGCAATGAAGACAGTTGAGTGGTTGTGCGATCAGTTAGCTCAGGCGCGAGACGTTCGCCAATCGCTGGAGCTGCATGATTGAAACCGAAGCAGTCAGTGCGTAGCTGTAAGGCTTTCATCATGCTGCCAACGCTACGGAAGGCTTGAGACCAAGCTTCACAGCAATATCATGGGCTTTGCCGTAATGGGCTTTGGCCTGGCCATTGAGGACGCGGTACACCTCGTTGCGGGTGTAGTCGTTTTCGATAGCCCATTGAGTGATCGTTTTGCCGGCGCGACGAAAGTTTTCTTTCACCTGATCGGCGGTTAGGGCTTTGGCATGGGTGGCCATGGTGGTGGCTCCTGTGATGCAAAGATAATAGGTTTGTGTGCGAATGATTATGTGATCTATAGATCACGTCGTCAAGGATATTATGTGACGGATAGATCACCTTTTTTGCGTCTCAAAGAAGAGCGGAAGCGACTCAAGCTCACTCAAGCGGCTGCGGGAGCTTTGGGAGGGGTAACCCGAGAGACCTGGAGTCGATATGAGGGGGGGTCGGTGTCGCCAGGTATGGAAGTGCTGGAAGCCTTCGCCTTAGCTGGCGCAGATGTTCAATACGTTTTGACTGGGCTGCGTGGATCGATTCCTCCAACCACAAGGGAAAGATTGTTCCTGGAGCAATTCAGGCGCAGTACCGAATCCCAGCAAGACGATGCGCTACGAGCACTTCTCGGTGGGCAAATACCTGCAAATGCGCAGCACACTTTTCAGGAGGTTGGTCAGTACATCCACGGATCAGTCAATCAGTCGGGCCTGACACTTAATGTCGGTGGCAGCAAAGGGAAGAAGTGACCATGAGCCAAGATTTTCATGGTGGTGTAGGCCAAGCGGCTACGGGCGACATCAACAATTACGGCATCAACATCAATCTGACAGACAAAGCTGAGACGCGGGGGCTGGTATCAGCTCAGCGAAAAGAGTTGCACCAGCTGCGAGTGAAGTGCGAGGAACTTGGTGATGATCCGCGTGACGTCTGGCGTCGAGTTCATGCTCATCTCGGAGTTACTTCGATTAGTGAAATCACCACAGAGCAGTTCGCAGATGCACGAGGCGTGCTGCAAGCTAGGTTAGAGTTTCTTCAGGAAGAGGCTGATAAGCGTCGATTGGTTGGCAAGGTCTTGCGGGCCGTGGCTGAAAAAGATGCCAAAGCTGAGTTGAACAATTTCTGCGAGTTAACCTTCGGTCGCACTCAACTCAACAACCTTCAGAAGCCTCAGCTCCAAAAGACTTTAGAGTTTGTGCTGAGCTTTAAGTCGGACGTACAAAGCGTGCCTCTAGCCTCCGAACCTGGTTTGCTGACATTCCGGGAGTTTGTGATGTTGAATAAGCAGAACGCTGCCGGATTGTTTTGTCTGGGGCTGCTTGTGGGGTGGATTTTGTTCTAGTTGAAAAACGCGTATTTGAACGCTTCGAACTCTTAAATAGGGAGATTACCTTTGAAAGTTATACTTTTTATTCTGGCTTCACTTTGCTCTATGGCAGCAAGTGCGGAGTCCATTGCCGAAAAGCTCACTACATTGAGCCTAGATAGAACGGTCAAAAGTAGCTCTCCAGAGGTGGCACGCACACAAGCAGCCCTCACAAGAGGGCTAACCGTATGCAATGTCGAAAATGAGGAAAAGCTCGCCAACATCGCATGGTTCATCACAAAGAAAATTCGCGCTGAAGGTCACTATGCAGAGGCTACGGATGTAATCGAAGGAGCCAATGCTGTGCTTCTTGGCGCCAAAGCCAAACAGGATTGCGCTGAACTGCTGTCTTTGTATGCGGTGAATCGTATTCAAGGAAGCACGCACTCGGATGCAGTCGCTGGTGGCCGGGGACTCTACCGCTCAACTGGTGTAATTAACTGAGCAAGTAGAGCAGTTGTAAGTAGCGATCTCTTTAAACTCGATTAAAAGCCCTCCTGTACCACGCCGCCCATCATGGCGGCGTGTGTATTTCTGGCGTCCGAAACTGGCGGCGCCATTACAGGAGGCGTCCCATGCGACCCGAATCCCCTCGCGGTATCCGCAACTTCAACCCCGGCAACATCCGCCACGCCAAAGGTGTGCGCTGGCAAGGCATGGCCGCTGCTCAGTCCGATACCAACTTCGTTCAGTTCAACGGCCCGCGCTGGGGTATTCGAGCCATTGCCCGCGTACTCATCACTTACCAGGACAAACGTCTGGCCGCTGATGGCAGTCGAATCGACAGCGTGCGCGAGATCATCGAACGCTGGGCTCCAGCCTCCGAAAACAATACCGATGCCTATACGCTCACCGTGGCCCGCGCCCTTGGCATTGATCCTGATTACCAGGGGCTGGACGTTTATAACTTCGACACGATGCGAGCCTTGGTACTGGCGATCATTCGTCACGAAAATGGCCTGGGTCCATTGCCTGGTGGTCAGTGGTACGGCGAGTCGGTTGTTGTCGATGGCTTGGCCCTGGCCGGCGTTGAGCGAGGTGTTCAGCACGGCAAGGGTGAGGTGCCAGCATGAAGCTGATCTGTGGCTGGCGCTGCTGTTACAAACTGTACAGCGTCCAACTTGGCGCGTTGATCGCGTTGTTTGGCTTCGCTCAACTTGAGCTGTTGCCGTTGTGGCAGGCACAGCTTTCCCCGAGGGCCTACGCCGCGTTCAACAGCGGTCTAGGATTGCTGCTCTTCGTCGCTCGCCTGATCAAACAAGGCCCTGATCAGGAGGTTCAGTCATGAGATTGAACCTGTTCGGTCGAGGGTTCGCCGCACTGATGGCGGGCTTGTTTGGGGCCTGGCGCTGGACCATCCCCAGTACTGCAGCTGGCACGTGGGTCAAGCCCAACGCTGTCCGTCTTAACCGTCACGGCAAGACCGGTATCGCAGCGGCAAAACGTCGTGCGCGTAAATCCCGCAACCGTATGAGGCATCAGCATGGGCGTGCTTGATCGGTTGCCGTCAGGGTTGGCGGTCGCCGCGCTGGCCTGCGTGATCAGTGCGGCAGCGGCCGGTTCAATCGCCTATGGCTTCGGCTTTCGGTACGCCCAAGCGCTGAGCAAGTCCGAGCTGGAATCCCTCAAAACCAATCATGCGGAACAGGCGCTCGCCGCCGAGTCCGCCAATCGTGTGCAACTCCTGCAGCAAGTCACCCGTGCCACCGAAGCCGAGGCCCTGCTGTTCGACGCCTTCGATCGTTTTACAGAAGAAAAACGCCAGCTCCAGGAGCGCATTCCCCATGTCACGACCCAATACATTGCAGCGCCTGGCGCTGCTCCTAAGCCTATCCCTCGTTGCGTGTTCACTGCTGGCTGGTTGCGCGACTACAACACCGCCCTCGGTGTGCCCACCTCAGGACCAGGCACCGCTACCACGCCTTCTGAAAAAGCGGCCTGGCCCGCCACCGGCACTGACGCCGAACTACTGGAAAGCGGCGTCACTCCGGCCGACATTCTTGCCCATGCCCAGGAGTACGGCATGTGGGCCAGATCCAACCTGGCCCAACTCAATGCCCTGCTTGATCTCCACGAAAAGGACTGACGCCCTATGGATGTAGCTGAACACGCTACAGAAGAAGACGACATCGAAGAGGCCGTAGTGCGAGTCCGTCATAGCGGATTGCAGCGGCGCTCAGGCCGCTCGGCCTACCGCTGCGAGGAATGCGGTGATGCCATACCCGAAGATCGTCGCCAGGCAGAGCCTGGTACCGAACATTGTTTTGATTGCATAGACGGCTTTGAACACTTGGCCACGCGGGGTTTTGAATGAACTTGAACGAACTCAACTTCGGTTTCCAAACCGTGCAGTGGTTGATCCTCACGGTCCTTGGCTTCTACACATGGCTGACCAAACGTCAGGCCGCCAGCGCTCAGGAGCTGCTGGAACTGCGCACCCGCATCGTCGCCCTGGAAGAACACGTCCGTCACCTTCCAGACCAGACGGCTGTCACCGATCTGCTGGGTGACATGAAAGCCGTACGCGCTGAACTGTCGGGGGTCAAGGAGGCGCTTGGCCCTTTAGCCCGTTCGCTGGACCGGATCAATGATTACTTGTTGCGAGAAAAAGCATGACTCAATACGCCGACTTTCTGCGCCAGGATATCCGCCTGGTGATCCTGCGCCTGCTGGTCGAGATGACGGCTTATCGTGCCAACAGCTCAGTGCTGACCATGGCACTCGATAGCTATGGCCACACCCTCAGCCGTGACCAGGTGAAAACCGAACTGCATTGGCTGGCAGAGCAAGGCGCTCTGACTGTTGCCGATGTCGGCCCGGTGCTGGTGGCCACGCTCACTGAGCGCGGCCAAGACATTGCTGCAGGACGTGCTCGCGTTCCTGGTATCAAGCGGCCGGGAGCATAACCATGGCGGGCAAGTCATCCATCAACCGCCTGCCGCCGATGGTCAAGGCGTACATCCAGAAGCTGTTGCGTGAAGATCGCATGACGCTGGATGACATGCTCGCCGATATCCAGGCGCGCTTCCCCAATGAGAAAGCCCCCAGTCGTAGCGCGCTGGGCCGCTTCAAAATGGGGTTCGATCTACTGACCGAGAAGGCCCGCCAGCATCGTGAGCAGGCGGAAGCGTTTGTTGGTGCGTTCGGTGAGGACTCCACCGACAAGACCGGCGCTTTGCTGGTCGAAGCCATATCGACCCTGGCTTACCAGGCGGCTATGGGGGCACATGAAAAGGATGAGGTGACCACCAAGGAGGTAGCCGAATTGGCGCGAGCGGCCAAGAACACCATGCAGGCTCGCACGTTGAGCATGAAGGAACGTCAAGCTGCAGAACAGGCCGGACGTGATCGCCTGCTCCAGGAACAAGCAGCTGAGCTGGATAGCGCCGTTAAGGCCAAGGGCATGACCGAAGACCAGGCCATGTTCTGGCGCCAGAAATTCCTGGGCGTGAAGCAATGAAACCTTCATCCAGCACGCTGCGTGTCGTCGAGTGGGATGAGCTTCCACCGAGCGTTCGGGAAATTCCCGAAGGATACAACCCACTGATTGAAGGCATCTTGATGGCCCACCAGTCTGAATGGCTGGGCATTGATGCACAGATCAAGCTTTGTGAAAAAGGCCGACGTACCGGCATCACCTTCGCCGAGGCGTTGGACTCGGTCATCACCGCCGCTTCGCAAAAGGTCGCGGGCGGCATGGATTGCTTCTACATCGGCGACACCAAGGAAAAGGGCCTGGAGTTCATTGGCTACTGCGCCAAGTTCAGCCGAGTGATGGCCGAGGCTCAGGCGTCAGGTGTGAGCGAGATCGAGGAGTTTCTGTTCGACGACCAGGACGAAGCAGGCAATACCCGGCAGATCAACGCCTACCGTATCCGCTACGCCTCAGGTTTCAAGATCGTCGCGTTGTCCAGTAACCCGGCCGGCGTGCGTGGCTTGCAGGGCAAGGTCATCATCGACGAGGCCGCGTTCCACCGTGATGTTTCCGCCGTCCTCGATGCCGCCACGGCGCTGCTGATCTGGGGCGGTCGGATCGTCATCATCAGTACCCACAACGGCAAGGGCAACGCGTTTAACCAGATGGTCAACGACATCAGGGAGAAACGTTACGGCGACAGCGCCGAAGTCTATCGCGCCACCTTTGATGATGCCGTAGCCAATGGTTTGTTTGAGCGGGTGTGTTTCATGGCCGGCAAGGTGGCCACGGCGGAAGAAAAGGAAGCCTGGTACAAGAAGATCCGCAACGCCTACGGCCCACGCAAGGCGCAGATGCGCGAAGAGCTGGACGCCATTCCCCGCGACGGCAACGGCGTATGCGTTCCTGGTGTGTGGATCGAGGACGCCATGCGCGCAAGTCGGACGGTGTTACGTCTCGCACTGGACGATGATTTTACGCTGCAATCGCTTGCCCGCCGTGAAGCTTATGTCGAGGACTGGATCGAGCGCTACCTCGCGCCATTGGTGCAGGCGCTGACGCCCGAGCTGCGGCACTACTTAGGTATGGACTACGCCCGTCACCGGGACTTTTCGGTCATCTGCCCGATGTCCGTCGACCAGGCTCGGCACCGCGATGTGCCCTTCGTAGTGGAAATGCACAAGGTGCCCTACCGTCAACAGAAGCAGATCGTGCTTTACATCCTGCGCCGACTGCCGCGCTTTGTCGGGGCGGCTTTCGACGCCACCGGTAGCGGTGAAACCCTCGCCGAGGAAATAGCGGATGAACTTGGCCATGACCGTATTCAACAAGTGAAACTCAGTCGTGCCTGGTACGGCGCCTGGATGCCGAGGTTCATCCAGCTCTTTGAGGACGGCACGATCACCATCCCTCAGGATGATTCGCTGCAGCAAGACATTCGCTCGATTGAGATGGTCGAGGGTATTCCTCAGATTGTTAAAGCCCGCTCGCAAGACCTCAAAGACCCCGATCTCTACCGTCACGGCGACTTCGCAGGCGCTGGTTCATTGGCCAACTTCGCAACACTGGAGAGCGATGCAGGACCGGTCTCCGTTAAATCCCGTCGCCCACGTCAGGGCGCCCGCATGACTCAGGGGTACGCATGAAAAGTAAAGGTGTGTGGGTTACCCCCACAGAGTTCGTCAACTTCGCCGAGCCGAAGCGTGACAAGGGGCTGACCGACCATATTGCCAGCCGAGCCCGCAGCTTCGATGCGCAGGCACTCGGCATGTATCTGCCGAACCCCGACCCAATCCTCAAAGCCCAAGGCAAGGACATCACGGTCTATCGCGACCTGCGCAGCTCAGCTCTGGTCGGTGGCAACATCCGTCGCCGCAAATCGTCGGTGCTCGCCCTGGAGCGGGACCTGAAGCGAGATGATGCACCTGTTCGGGTGGAGCGTTTCATTCGTGATTGGCTGACCGACCTCGATCTTGATCGAATCATTCGCGAGATACTGGATGCACCCTTGTTCGGGTTTCAGCCCATCGAATTAATGTGGCGTCCTGTTGGGCTCAACCTTGTTCCTGAAGATCTGCTGGGCAAGCCTGCTGAGTGGTTCCTGTATGACCAGGACAACAACCTGCGCTTCCGTGCCCGCGATGCGGGCTTGACCGGTGAGCTGTGCAATCCGCAACGCTTTGTCGTGGCCCGCCAGGACGCGACTTACAACAACCCGTATGGCTTCGCTGATCTTTCCATGTGCTTCTGGCCAGTGATCTTCATGAAGGGCGGGCTGAAGTTCTGGGTTCAGTTCACCGAGAAGTACGGCTCACCCTGGGTAATCGGCAAACACCCGCGTGGTGCCAGTACGGGTGAAACCGATCTGCTGCTCGACAGCCTGGAGGCTATGGTCCAGGACGCTGTTGCCGCGATCCCGAATGACTCCAGCGTCGAGATTGTTGAAGCCGCTGGCAAGGCTGGCAGCGCCGAGGTCTACCGTGAGCTGCTGGTCTATTGCCGCAGTGAGATCAACGTTGGACTGCTTGGGCAGAACCAAACCACCGAGTCCAACAGCAACCGGGCCAGCGCAACAGCTGGCCTGGAAGTGCTCAAAGATATTCGTGACGGCGACAAAGGTATTGTTACGGCGACTATGAACGCGGTCATTCGCCGGGTCGTGGATCTCAACTTCGGCGAGAACGTTGCTGCTCCGGTGTATGAGCTGTGGGAACAGGAAGAGATCGACAAGACCCAGGCCGACCGCGACAAGGCGCTGACCGAGTCGGGAGTAAAGTTCACACCGCAGTACTGGAAGCGCACCTACAACCTGCAGGACGGTGACCTGGATGAAACGGCAGCACCGGCTCAATCATCGGAGTTTGCCGAGTCAACGTTGAAGCCGATCCTCGACCAGGTAGCGCTCGACCAGGTCATCAACAATCTGCCCGCCGAACTGCTCCAGGATCAGAGCGAACAGATCATTGCTCCGGTGATCGAGGCGCTGTTGCGAGCGCGCTCCGATACCGAAGCCCTCGGCCTGCTGGCAGAAGCGTTCCCGCAAATGGATGACCAGGCGCTTCAGGAAGACCTCACGCGCCTGCTGTTCGTGGCCGACATCTGGGGCCGCTTGAATGCCAGCGCGGATCGGGAAGATTGATGGCGACCACCACGAAAGCCCCGAGCCCGGCCGACCTCAAGGCCATCTTCGGCCTTGAGCCGGAAAACGCCATGGCCTACCTGAAGTCCAAAGGTTACGCGATCACCTGGAACTGGCAGGAAATGCTCGACCAGGCGCACGATCAATCCTTCACTGTGGCCAAGGCCATGCGCCTTGATCTGCTGTCGGACATTCGTGGCGCCCTGGAAACCGCATTGCAGGATGGTCAGACCCTCAAGCAATTCATTGCCTCGTTGCAGCCCACCCTGGAATCCCAGGGCTGGTGGGGTCAACAGGTCATTGTCGACAGTGAGGGTGTCGGTGAGCTGGTCCAGTTGGGCAGCCCGCGTCGTCTCAGGACGATCTATCAGACCAACCTACAGAGCGCGTACATGGCCGGCCGCAAGGCCAGCATGGAAGAAACCACCGACACCCATCCGTACTGGATGTACATCGCCATCTTGGACGGCAAGACCCGGCCGAGCCACCGGGCGCTGCACGGTCAAGTGTTCCGTCACGATGACCCGATCTGGGCGGCGATCTTCCCTCCCAATGGTTTCAATTGTCGCTGCCGTGTTGTCGCCTTGAGCGAAGCCGCAGTGAAGCGTCGGGGCTTGAAGGTCGTTTCGAGCGAAGGCCGTATGTTCACCGAGACAGTGGAGACCGGTACCGACAAACGTACGGGCGAGATCAGAACTGCTCCAGTCACCGGCATCCGTACAACTGATGCGGCAGGCAAAGCCATCACATTTCGCACCGATCCTGGTTTCAACCACGCACCAGGTACTGGCCTTGCCGACATGCTCAAACGCAAACAGGCGTCCGCTTAGGAGGTTTTAATGTTCACCGTCGAACTGGACCACCAACGTTTACAGACCGCCTTGCGTAAAGTTGAGTGGGCTGTGGGTGACCTCGCGCCACTGATGCGCGGCATCGCTGCTGAGCTAGGCAGCCAGACTGAGGAAAACTTCGAAGAGGAAGGTCGCCCGGATTGGGCCGACCTGTCCGATGTCACCACCACACGCCGCGAAAAAAACGGCAACTGGCCAGGCCAGATGCTTCAGGTCAGTGCGGCTGGCCTGGCGGCTTCGGTCACCACAAACGCAACCGATAGCTCAGCGCTGGTCGGCAGCAACAAACCCTATGCGGCGATGATGCAGTTCGGTGGCGACAAGTCGGACTTCCCTCATCTATGGGGTGACATTCCAGGTCGGCCATACTTGCCGATGAACGCCGAGGGTGAGCTGCAGCCCGAGACAGAGGACGCCATACTGGAACTCGCCATGAGTCACCTGGAAAAAGCCGCTCGCCTGTAAGCCCCTCAGAAGCGCCTGAGCGCGTATGTGGCTGCGGTTCATCGAACCTCACAGGTCAGGATCGTTGTAAAAGCTTTATAAAGCCTTGCCGCCTCACTCCAACCACACTACGCGGGTGCCAATCGCACCTCGACCGCATCAAGCCTCCCGCAGCACTCTTTAAACTCGATTAAAAGTCCTGGGCCAGTCATTGGCTCAGGCTGTGCGTATCACCTTCAACCGAAGCGCACAGCCCATGAAGCCACTCCACATTTTTAAGCCAGGTACGCACGTCACTATGAGCGGCGCGAGTATCACGTTCGGCGAGTCCGACTTGGCCGCCACCGTGCTCGCCTACGATCCAGCCTTGCACGAAGCCCCTCTGGTCATTGGCCATCCCAAGCACGATGCCCCAGCCGCTGGATGGGTTAAGTCGTTGTCGGCATCCGCGCAGGGGCTGATGGCCGAAACACAACAAGTCGATGTTGCGTTCGCTGAACTTGTGAGCAAGGGCAGCTACAAGAAAATCTCCGCCTCCTTCTATCACCCTGATGCCGCCAACAACCCGGTACCGGGCGTGTACTACCTGCGCCACGTCGGCTTCCTCGGTGCGCAACCGCCATCCGTGAAAGGCCTGCGCCCCATCGAGCTGGCCGAGGACGAGGAAGGCGTCATCGAATTTGGCGACTTCGGCGACAGCATCACGGCCGGCGTCTTTCGTCGCCTGCGCGAATGGCTCATTGGCCAGTTCGGTCAGGAAGCAGCTGACCAGGTAGTACCTGGTTGGGACGTGGACAACCTGGCCGCCGAAGCGCTTCGCGACGATGTCCGCCCCTCATTCACCGAACCAACCCAGCCCCAAAAAACCATCATCGAGGAACATACCGTGAGCCCAACGGAACAAGCCGCCCTGACGGCGGAAAACAAGCGCCTCCAAACCGCGCTGGATACGCACCTGGCCCAGCAGCGGCAGGATCAGGCCGATCAACGTCATACCAAGAATCTGGCTTTCGCTGAAGAGCTGGTCGGTGCGGGCAAGCTGCTGCCCAAACACGCTGCCGCCTTGATTGCCGCCCTGGACTTCGCCGAAGCCGGCGATGAGCCGCTGGAATTCGGCGAAGGCAAAGATCGCAAGCCGGTCATCGAAGGGCTCAAGGCGATCTTCGACGACCTGCCGGCACAGATCGATTTTGCCGAGCAGGCGAGCAAAGGCCGTCAAGGCGACCTCAACGTCAGCGTCGATCTGGAGTTCGCCGAGAAGAACACCGATCCGGATCGCTTGAGCCTGCACAACCGTGCAAGTGCTTTGGCCGCTGACAAAAACATTCCCTACGAGTCGGCGGTTCGCCAGCTCATCAAGTAATAAGGAGTCATCATGGCTGACCGTTTGAGCAAACTGCGGATCGTAGATCCGGTCCTCACCAACCTGGCGCGGGGCTATCGGAACGCCCAGTACATCGGCGAGGGGTTGTTTCCCATCGCTCTGATGGACAAGGAAGCCGGGGTTGTTCCGCTGTTCGGTAAGGAGGCTTTCGAGGTCTACGATACCGAGCGGGCTATCCGTGCCCAGTCCAACATCATGACCCCAGATGATACGGACGGCCTGGACGTGGTGCTCCGCGAGCATGACCTCGCTTATCCCGTGGACTACCGCGAGAAAAACGAATCCATGTTCGACGCCGAGGCACGAGCCTCTCGCCGCGTCGTCAACGCCATCGATCTGCGCCGCGAGGTGGCCTGCGCCAAGCTCGCGCAAAATCCTGCCACCTTCCTGGCCGGCGCCAAGGTCACCCTGGCTGGTTCCAGCCAATGGAGCAATGGCGGTGGTGATCCCATCGCAGTGGTTGAGCAAGGCAAGGAAGTGGTGCGCAGCCGAATCGGTATTCGCCCCAACACCATGACCATGGGCGCCTCGGTATATCAGTCGCTGAAGTTCCACCCAAAGCTGCAGGACGCCCTCGGCTCCACCGAGCGCAAGCTGATCACCGTTGAGCACCTGAAAGCCCTGTTCGGTATCGAGAACGTCTTGATCGGCGAGTCCTTGGCCGGTTCGGTCAATACCTCCGACATCTGGAGCGATAACCTGACCCTGGCTTATGTGGCCCAACCTGCGGCTGGCGCCCAGACCGACTACGACGAGCCGAGCTTCGGCTACACCCTGCGTCGTAAGGGGATGCCCGAGATCGATACTTATGACGGTTCGGGCGGCAAGGTGCGCTTCGTTCGTAACACCGACATCTATAAGCCCGTGGTTGTGGGCTCGGATGCTGGTTACCTGATCTCCGACATCAACGGCTGAGGTTCCCATGGCAGATAAGAAGACAGAGCAAGACCAGGGCGGCACTTCAGGAAAGGCCGCTGATGTGGCTCAGGGTGATGTCAACCAAACCGCTGCTGCGGCACCAGCTGCTGCAGTACCTCCGCAGGCAGTCCCCGCAGCAACGAGCGAACAGGTCAGCGATCAGGCTACACCTGCTGCTCCTGCTGCTCCGGCAATCCCGCCACCAAGCGCACTGGCCGCTGATGCCGCGGCGGCTGCGCCTGGTGATGTCACGGGCACGCCGGAACTGCCTGGCTACCTGGTGACCGAGGTGTCGTCCGTGCTGCATGACGGCACCTGGTATCACCAGGGTGACGAAATTTTCTTGAGCGATAAGGAGGCGAATCCTCTGTTGCGAAGCCGAATTATCGAACCGTCCTGGAGCAAAAAATGAAGACTCAACAACCTGTTCTCATCACTTCGGTCGTGGCCGTGGTCGACTTGCCACGTAACCGCTTCGCTGGTTTCTCTGGCGCCTTGTGCGCTGCCGGTGCCAAGGCACTGGGCACGGTCCAAGCAGACACCGAAGCCGACAACGTGGCTCCTGTAAGTGTCCTGGGCATCTGCCTGATCACTGCCGGTGCTGCTGTGGCGGTCGGTGCAGCGGTCGAGTCTGATGCGTCGGGTCGAGCAGTGACGCTCGCTGCAGGTGCGTCGAACGGCATCGCCCTAGATGCTGCGACTGCAGTGGGTGATGTCATCCGCATCGTTCGAGGCATCTGAGGTCGACCATGCGCTACTGCACTCGCGCCGATATCGGCAACGCTATCCCTGAAATGACGCTGATACAGCTCTCCAATGATGATCCAGCTGCGGAGTCACCGAATGAAAGCGTCATCGAGGACAGCGTCCGTCAGGCTGAGGAACTGGTCGATGGCTATCTTCGTGGTCGCTACGACTTGCCACTCGACCCTGTGCCGACTGTGTTGCGTGATGCAGTGGTGTACCTGGCGCGGCACTGGTTGTATCAGCGCCGTCCAGAAGGCGCATTGCCCGATGCGGTGAAGGACAACCGCAAGGACACCATCAAGCTCCTAGAAAGCATCCGCGATGGCGTAGTCACCTTGGGCATGCCCGGTGGCCAGGCCGCGCCAGAGCCCGGTGAAATCCGTGTTCGCGCACGCCGCCAGCAGTTCGGCGGTGATCTCTGGGAGCGTTACTGATGAGCGGAGCCACGCCAAAAACTCAAACCGAACAGCTACTCGATGCCATGCGTGCCCGACTGCAGGAACAGTTCGGGCAGTCGTTGATGGTCGAGCTGTTCCCCGAGAACCCAGCGGGGTATCGCCTCAACCATCCGCGTGGGGCGATCTTGCTGGCTTACGGGAAATCGACCTTCGGTGGATCCGAAGCCGGCGACGCAATGTTCCAGGCACGCAACATCGTCATTCGGTTGACCCTGGTGTTTCGTCAGCTCAATGGCAAGGACGGTGTGATCAGTTACCTCGACCAGATCCGCACTTGCCTTACTGGCTGGTTTGCACCGCATTGCGATCAGGCATGCCGTCCAGTTGCCGAGCAGTTCATCGGCCAAATGAGTGGGCTCTGGCAGTACGGCCAGGACTTCTCGGTACGAGCCACTCAGGTGCAAGCCTCATTCCCAAGCGGTCCGCCGTTATCACCCAACCTCCAATATGAAGAACCACTATGAACCTTACCCGCTACACCTACACCGGGCCGCAAAGCGCGGCCTCCCTGCGGGTAGGCGATACCCGCGAATTGCTTGAAGTGCAACTGCTCCCTGGAAAGCCCGTCGAGCTGCCGGCCGATCATGAGTACACCTTGGTGTTGTTGGAACTTAAGCACCTGGTGCTGTTGCCGTCAGCTGAGAAGCCTACCGGCAAGAAAGCAGCCACATCCAAGACAACTGAACAGGAGTGACGCTTGATGCCAGCTAACTTTTTGCACGGTATTGAAACCACCGAGGTCGAGCGTGGCCCTCGGGCCATTCGGGTGGTCAAGTCGGCGGTGATCGCCCTGGTGGGCACGGCGCCTATCGGCCCGGTTAATGAGCTGACCTTGTGCTTGAACGATGGGGACGCTGCTCAATTCGGCGCGCATCTCACCGGCTTCAGTATTCCAGAAGCCCTGGAGGGCATTTACGACTTCGGCGCGGGTACCGTGCTGGTGGTCAACGTGCTCGATCCGGCCATCCACCGTACCAATGTCGCTGACCAAGTGAAGCAATTCGGGGATAACGACTTGCTGCAACTGGAGCACGGCGCGTTGCAGCTGCTGCAACTGAAATCTGCGGATGGTGAGACCCCGTACGTTCTCGACACCGACTACACGGTGACCATGCTTACCGGTCGTGTGAAGCGCTTGGCGACAGGAAGCATCCCTGCCAATGGTCAAGTAAAAGCCAGCTATACCCATGCCGATCCGAGCAAGGTCACGCCCGCCGATATCATCGGTGGCGTCACCGTCGCCGAACGCCGCACGGGTTTGAAGGCCTTCCAGGACAGCTACAACCTGCTGGGCTTTTTCCCGAAGATCTTCATTGCACCAGGCTTCAGCACGTTGAATTCGGTGAGTGTCGATTTGATCGCCTCGGCTACTCAGGTCGGTGCTGTTGCCTACATTGATGCACCTATTGGCACCACGGTGCAGCAGGTGATTACGGGGCGCGGGCCGGCCGGTGCAATCAACTTCAATACCAGCAGCGACCGCGTGCGTCTGTGCTATCCGCATGTGAAGGTGTATGACGCACCTACCAATGGTGAGCGTCTGCAGCCGCTATCGATCCGCGCAGCCGGTCTTCGGGCCAAAGTCGACAACGACAAGGGCTACTGGTGGAGCAGCTCTAACCAGGAGCTGGTTGGCGTGATTGGTCTGGAGCGGCCATTGACCGCTCGCGTCGACGATGCGAGCAGCGAGGTCAACCTGCTCAACGAAAACGGCATCACCACGGTCTTCAACTCCTTCGGGACCGGGCTGCGTTTGTGGGGCAACCGCACTGCCGCCTGGCCGACCGTGACGCACATGCGCAACTTCGAAAACGTACGGCGTACCAAGGACGTCGTGGACGAGTCGATTCGTTACAGCTCGCTGCAGTTCGTTGACCAGCCGATCACCAGTTCGCTGATCACCAGCATCACGGAAAGCGTCAACCTGTTCATGCGCAAGTTGATCGGTGACGGCGCATTGATCGGTGGCGAGTGCTGGTATGACCCTGCACGCAACCCACAGACTGAGCTGGAACTGGGCCATGCCCTGTTCAACTACAAACTGACGGTACCGCTGCCATTCGAACGCGGCACCTTTGAAACCGAAATTACCGGGGAATACCTGGTCAACTTGGGAGCCGCATAAATGGCAGGTTTTAGTGCACACCGCGTTTCCAACGCAGCCATCTATCTTGATGGTGCGAGCTTCTTCGGCCGCGCCGAAGAGGTCGACCTGGGCTCAATCAAAACTGTGACTAGCGACTTTCAGGGGCTGGGTATGGTTGGCCTGATCGAACTGCCTGACGGGATCGATAAACTGGAAGGCAAGATCACTTGGAACAGCGTGTATTACGACGCTGCAGTCAAGTTGGTCACCCCGTTCAAAAGTGTACAGCTGCAGTGCCGCTCCAACGTCCAGGTCTTCAACAACGGCGGTCTGGTCGACGAGATCGCGCTGGTCACAATGATGACCATTACCGGCAAGGAGTATCAGTTGGGGAGCCACAAACCGCGAGACCCAACCAAGTACGAGACACCATTCTCGGCGACGTATGTCCGGCAGGTACTCGATGGGCAAGAGGTGGTTTTGCTGGATTACCTGGCCAACATCTTCCGCGTGGGCGGTGAGGATCAGTTGGCCAAGTACAGGCAGAACATCGGGCAGGCGTGAGTTAGCCAGGAAGGCCGAAGTGATTGGATACGAACTTAACGCCAATGGATAGCGCTTGTCCGGCGAGGTCGCCGACCAAGCCTTTGGCGCCTGTCTTGGTCGCATCGACCAATTGATCACCAAGGCTTGAATCGGTGCTGAGGCTATTAGGGGTTGCCTTCAGCACCTCAAGACCCTTGGCGGTGAGAACCGCCTCTGTGTAACCAGTTGCTTGAACCTTGTCTGTGAAACGCAGATAGCCCGATTCGGCTAGCCAGTCGATACAGGCAAAAAGGAACTCACCGTTTTCATTGGGGATCTCGTATCCCAAAAAATCATTGAATGTAAAGCCATCAGGTGTGAGGTCTTTCAGCAGCAGGTGACGCGGCACCGGAAAGCTCTCATACAACACACCGAGTATCTGCCCGGTGAATTCGTCGAATCGTTTGATATTGGAGATGGTCATGTCCTTGACTCCTAAGGAACAGAATGTAAGCCCGCAAAGTCGCGATGAAATATTGAGATCCATCGACATGCAGGTCCGTAGAGATATCGATTTTGTAAGGGCGCAACATTACTGGGGCAGAACGTTGGAAGGAACCCCGAAAGAAGTCCTAGTGGAGGCATTGAGCATGGCCTTGGCAAATGGTCGCTACCAAATGATGCCCCGGTGCCGTTGCCACTGCTGTCGCCATCAGTAAGGGGTTAGCAGCCTGACGCCAAGCAACCCGAAGCCCCGCACATCGTGCGGGGCTTCTCTTTAAACTCGATTAAAAGTCAGCGCCACGACCAGGTGCGATGCTCAGGGCTCATTTAGAGCAGTCGATCAGACCGACAACCTGGAGCAGCAAAGATGGCCGAAACTATTAGCTTGACCCTCAAGTTCCCATTCCAGAGTGCCAGCGGCGAGAAGATCTCGAAGCTGCCTATCAAGCGCCTCAAACGCAAAGACATCAGCGCCGCTCAGGCCGTCACCAAAGACGAAGCCGGCATGGAAGACATGCTGGTCGCCAAGATGCTGGGCATCACTCTGGAGGACCTCGGTGAGTTCGATATCGCTGACTCTAAGTCAGCCACCGAGGTGTTGCGGGAAATGTCCAATGGAGGAGACCTTGCTGCAGTCCTGGGACGAGGCGCTGCTGCTGGTGCTGAGGATGCAGCCGTCTGAGATCGCTCGACTGGAGATGGTGGATTACTGGCGTTGGGTCGAAACCTGTAGGCGTGAGATCAATCGTCGCATCGAAGTCGCCGAGCAGATGAAGAGCTAATCATCGCGACCAGCCCGACCACCAGCCCCGCCAATAACGCGCCGCTCGCTGCAACAGGGGCGGCTGCCAGGGCCAACAATGGCAGACCGAGACAGAACATCAACACCGCAGCCCACACTGGCAGGCTTGTCAGGCAAAGCCAGGCAAGCCAGACCACACCGACGCCGATGGCCAGTGCATAGAGTGTTTTGGCGGTGCGTAAAGCGGTCTTCTCAAACATGCTGACAGCGTAGCAAATTATGGCGAATGAAGTTCTGGTTGGACTAAAGATCGGTGCCGCCGTTTCGGGCAGCCTCAATGCTGCCTTCGGTTCAGCCAAGTCGACCGTGCAGCAACTTGGTCGCGCCACTGACGGGTTGACCGCCAAACAGAAACTCATCGGCACCGAATTGGCGGCATCGATTGCACGGGGTGGCACCGGTATCGAGCGCATGCGTCGGCAGTACGATCAGGTCGGCCGCACGATAGAACAACTCAAGGTCAAACAAGACCGGCTCAATACCAGCATTGCCCGTGGCGAAACCCTAAAAAACAAACGAGGTGAGTTGCGTGGCCAGGCCATGGAAACGGCCGGTACAGCAGCTGTACTCGGTGCACCCGTTGTCCAATCGATGCGGACGGCCATCGACTTCAAAGACCGGACCAATGACATTGCGATTACTGGAGGCTTCAGCGAGGAAGAGGAAGCAAAACTCAGTGATGTAATGCGGGGCGCGGCACTGAAGTGGAACCAAACCCAAACTGAAGTCGCTGCCGGCACAGCAGTGTTAATCGCCGGTGGGATCTCCAGTGCCAAAGAACTTGCGGCATACGCACCGGTGATGGCCAAAACGGCTACGGCTACTCGCGCCAGCATGGATGATCTCGGCTCCGTAGCCATCGCTTTGAATGACAACCTCGGTATCGGCGCTGCTGGGCTGGAGCGCTCGATGAACATGCTGGCCTTCGCCGGCAAGAGCGGTCAGTTCGAATTGGCGGATATGGCCAAATGGTTACCGCAGCTTACGCCGCAGTTTGCGGCGTTGGGTATCACAGGCGAGCGAGCCGTTGCCGAAATCGGTGCGTCACTGCAGATAGCGCGACGAGGCGCTGGCAGCAACGATGAAGCGGCCAACAACTTCAAAAACTTCCTCTCGAAACTCACCGCGAAGGACACCCTTAAGTCCTTTGAGGGCGCAGGTATCGATCTCACTGCGTCGATGAAAAATCTAGTTGGTAATGGACTGACTCCCGTTCAGGCCATGTTGGAAGTCATCACCAAATATGTCGGAACTAAGGGGCCAGAGGCTGCAGGCAAGTTTCAAAACGCCATGGCCATCAAGGATGACGAAGAGCGCCAGATTGCCCTCAATCGTTTGAACGAAGCCTACAAACTGGGTGAGTTGTTCGCCGACCAGCAGGTGCTGTCATTCATTCGCCCTGCAATGGCGAACAGGAAGGATCTTGCCGATATTCAGCAAGGCAGTATCGATGCCGCCGATAAAGGTGGGCTTGATGCTGATTGGAATAAAAGGATGAAAAGCCCGAAGGAGCAGCTAGGGCAGCTGACAAACAACCTATCTGAAATTGGAATAATCATCGGCAGTACGCTGTTGCCAGCCCTCGTTGAAGTTACACAGGCTGTCATCCCGGTGATGCAGTCATTTGGCACCTGGGCTGGCGAAAACCCTGCGCTTATTAAAGGTGTCATCGGCCTGGTCGGCGGTCTGTTGCTTGGCAAGCTTGCGTTCATTGGTGTCGCTTACGGAATCAACCTGGTGATGTCACCCTTCGTGGCGCTGACCACGACCGTAACCACGCTTTCCTCAAAGTGGACCTTGCTGCGCGGCATGTGGCAGATGGGCAAATTTGCCCCACTTATCTCCGGCCTGACCCGTGTCGGCGGCGGCCTACTAACAGTGGCCAAGTTCAGTGGTGTGTTCTTGCGCGGTGTAACCATGGCGTTGGGAGCCCCGCTGATGATGGTGGCGCGAGGCGGTTTGTTCCTGGGCAAGATACTCGGCGGCACATTGCTGTTCGGTCTGAAGCTTGCGGGCCAGGCGATCCTTTGGCTGGGCCGCGCCCTGATGATGAACCCCATTGGATTGGCCATCACCGCGATTGCTGTCGGGGCCTATCTGATCTATCGCTACTGGGCGCCGATCAAAACGTTCTTCACCGGCCTGTGGCAAGAGGTGAAAGACGGATTCAGCGGTGGTCTATCGGGCATTTTGGGTTTGCTCGTTAACTTCTCTCCAGTTGGCCTGTTCTATAGGGCTTTTGCCGGAGTTCTGAGTTACTTCGGAATCGAACTGCCGGGCAAGTTCACCGAGTTCGGCGGCATGATCATTGATGGTTTGGTCAATGGCATCAGCAATGCTTTGGGTGCTGCCAAGGAAGCCGTCGTCGGCGTCGGCACCTCGGTCAAAGGCTGGTTCACCGAGACGCTCGGCATCCAGTCACCGAGCCGGGTGTTCATGGGCTACGGCGCCAATATCAGCGAAGGCGCCGCGATTGGCATCAGTGCGCAGTCAGACCTGGTGCGAAAAGCAGCACTCGGCATGGCAGCACAATCGGATGTCGACCTTGCGCCGCCGAACCCGGCCGATGTGTCCAGGGCGAGCATGATGGGGAGCGCTGGCGGCGTCGCTGCTGGTATGGGTTCGGGCATGGGCGGTGGGCCGAGCTTCACTTTCTCTCCGCAAATCAACGTACCTGGTGGTGCGGATGTACAGCAGCAAGTTCAACAGGGGCTCCAGGCCGGCTATGTCGAATTCACGCGAATGATGGATCGTTACATGCACGACAAGCGCCGCCGTAGCTATGGCCCATCTGATGAGGGATTCGCCTAATGTTTGCAATTCTGGGTGATATCGAATTCACCGTGGCCGGTGGCATCAGCGGCATGGAGCAAAGCGGATCGGCTGACTGGGCGGAGCACGCACGTATCCAGGGAAAACCTTTGTTGGAATGGGTCGGTGAAGGTCTGGATGAGTGCAACCTGACCATCGAACTGCACCCGGTGCTGGGTGACCCCGAGGAACGCTTGCGAACCCTGCGCCAGGCCAAGAGCAAACATGAGCCTCTGGCCTTTGTGATGGGAAGCGGCGAATACCTCGGTGCCTACGTCATCACCAACATCTCCAATGCAATCCGCCGCTCGACGGCCGTGGGCCAGATCAAGGCAGCTACGGTTCAGTTGAGTCTGAAGGAGTACACCGGGGCGTTCACTCGTAAGGTCGCTCGGCCGGGATTGGCCGATCCAGCTTTGAGCGGCACGACTGCTGCCACCGCCGATAAGCCAGGTCTCATTTCAAAGCTGATGCCAGCCCCCAGTACCGTCCAGGCGGTGATTGGCCATGCCAAAACAGCGGGGAACATATTAAAGGCAGGACAGAACTTGTATGAGGTGGTCAAGAGCGGTAACCCCTCGATGATTCTCGGTCAAGTCCCGCAATTGCTTGGCGTCACGGCTAGGGCGATTGAGCCGTTGCAAGGCCTGAAGTCTGTGGCCGGACTACTTGACGATGGCTCCGATCTGTCGCGACTGGGTGAGAACGTATTGGGCAGCGTGATGGGCGCTCGATCAGCCCTAAATCCGGTTGACCTGGGCAACATCGTCGACCGGTTCTCCGCATCTCGCGAGTCGCTTGGCCAGGCGCTCACCACAATGGACGGCGCCCGGACCCGCTTGGCTGGGTTGGCAGCACAAGTCCTGACGAGGAAGGCCTGATGTTTATCACACATGTCACGACTGAAGGTGAGCGGTGGGACCAACTCGCCTGGCGTTATTACGGCGATGCTCATCGTTATTTACCGATCGTTGAGGCCAACACCCATGTGCCAATCACCGCTGCGTTGCCGGCCGGCCTGACCCTGGCCATTCCCATCCTTGAGCCCGTGGCCACCACCGAGGATCTGCCGCCATGGATGCGATGATCCCTACGCAGGTTCCGGAAGCACGTTTCGTGCTGGCCTATCAGCAGAGCAACATCACCCGAAACGTCAGCCAGCACTTGATCTCTTTGTCCTACACCGACTATCTCACGGGCCAGGCTGACAGCTTGGAGGTCGAGCTGGAGGACACCGAGGGCAAGTGGCGTGATGCTTGGTATCCAGGGCATGGCGACAGCTTGACCCTATCCATTGGCTGGGAAGGTGAGCCGTTACGTGCTGTTGGACGGTTTGAGATCGATGAGGTTGAGCTGAATTGCCCGCCCTCGACGATCACTATTCATGGTCTGGCCACCGGAATTAAGGCCGCACTGCGGACTACCGAGCACCACGCTTATGAAAACACCACGCTGGATGCCGTGGCCCAACAGATCGCGGCACGTCAGGGTCTGGAATTGGTCGGCAGCATCGAGCCGATCAAGCTCGACCGGCTGACTCAGCAGGAGTCCGATCTGGCCTTCCTGCGCAACTTGGCTGCCGAGTATGACTACGCCTTCAAAGTTACAGGCAGCCGCATGGTCTTTCATGCCATCAGCGAGTTGGCCAAGGGCAAACCGGTTGCAACTCTGGTGCTCCAGGACTTGAGCGGTGTGAACTTGCGCGATCAGATCAAAGACGTCCCGCAAGCCATCGAGGTGAAGCACAAAGAGCCTGCGAAGAAAGAACTGATTGCCTACAAAATCGAAAATGGTGAAACCGTCGCGGTGCCCAGCAGCGCAAGCAAGGCCACCACCAGTGGTGATACCAAAAAAAGCCGCAAGCGCAGCGCCTCGGCCGAAGAGTCCAAAGCCAAAGCCAAAGCTGAGCTGGCCAAAGCCAACCGCGAACGCACCACCGGCAGCTGGGGCGCGATGGGTCGGCCCAACCTGCTCAGCGGCAACGTGGTGACCTTGGTAGCGGCGGGCAAACTCGGCGGCAACTACCTGATCACTTCCTCACAACACCGGATGACCCGGAGTGGTTACACCGTGGACAAGTCAGTCTGTCGTGTGTCCGCGCCCTCGATCACGTTTAGTCAGGAGAACATCCAGCCAGACCAGGCTTTATCAGCCTATGGCATTCAGAAAGAAGTGGTGGCCTAACTATGGAGGCGCGATCTGATGGGCGTTGAGCTGGAGTACGGCGAAGTCAGCGCCGTGGATTACCTGACTTGCCGCATCCGGGTGCGCCTGGATGACCGCGACGGGGTTGAGAGCTACTGGCTAAATGTCCCCCAGCGCAATACCCAAGGCACTAAACGTCGGCCGTTGATGCCTGAACTGGGCGAGCAGGTCGCCGTGTTGCTGGACTCTGACGGTGTGGGTGGTGTTTACCTGGGGGGGATCTACTCATCGGCAGAACCGCCACCTGTTGTTGATGAAGACACGGATTATGTGCGGTACAGCGATGGCACTGTCTCGACATATGATCGTAAGGCCGGGGTGATGACGTTGGACAGCGTCGGGGCTTTGCTATTGAAGTGCGCTCGGAACATCACCGTTGAGTCGGGTGAACCTGTCGTGGTGAAGGCTCCGTCAGCATCATTGGACGTACCGGAGGTCTCCTTGAATGGAAACCTGAAGATGAAGGGCAATCTGCTGGTTGACGGCAGTGTCGAAGCTACCGGTACCGTCATGGATGGTGGTGGAAACTCTAACCATCACACCCACTAGCTCTCTTTAAACTCGATTAAAAGCCGGCACCAGCCGGTTTTCTCATTATGGGCGCATGACGACGCCCATTCCCTACACCAGCATTACCGCCGCCCATTGGCAGCCAGCCCTCGGAACCTCCGGCGAGGTGGTCGAGGGTTTGCGCGACATCGACCAAGCCATCCGCATCATCCTGACCACACCTAAAGGCAGTGACGCCCACCGCCCGGAGTTTGGCTGCGACATTCATCTGTACATCGACTGGCCCGTCAACCGCGTGACACCGCACCTGGTGCGTGAAGCGGTCGACGCTATCCGCCGTTGGGAAACCCGAGTCTCGGTCGTTCAGGTACTCGTGCTCGTTGAGGACTCGCGCATCGTTGTGCGTGTGCAGTGGCGTGTCGCGGACGGTGTCACCCAGTTGACCGAGGTGCCTTATGCGCGAGCTGCCTAAACCGGTATTCATTGAAATTGATCCAGCGGCCAACGAAGCCAGCTTGATTGCTCGATACGAGGAAAAAACAGGAAAAACACTGTATCCCGCACAGGTAGAGCGACTGTTTATAGACCAGGTCGCCTATTCCGAGACTCGTCTGCAGATGGCCATCCAGAGTGCTGGCGAGCAGCTCCTGGTGCGGTATGCCAAGGGGCCGATTCTTGAGTACCTGGGCGAACTGGTCGCTACACCCAAGCTTTTGGCGAGCCCTGCACGTTGCACATTGCGTTTCACCATGCCGGTTGCTGTGCAGCAACCATTGCTGATTCGTGCCGGCACTCGCGTCAGCACCCAAGATGCCAAACTGGCTTTTCTAACTGATCAAGACGCCGTCATCCCGGCTGGACAGACACAAGTCAGCGTGACGTCCACGTGCTTAACGGTCGGAGTGCTGGGTAATGGTTGGGCTGTTGGCCAAATCAGCAGTATTGCTAACTCACCCGCAGAAGGCCTCGTCGCCACCAACATCAACGTCACAGCGGAAGGCGCTGAGGATGAGGAAGACGACCGCTACCGCGAGCGGATCATCCTGGCACCTGAAGCGTTCAGCAATGCCGGCAGTCGCGGGGCCTATCGGTATCACGCCCTGGCGGTACACCAATCAATCATTGACGTCGCAGTCTATGGCCCTGACGAAGGGCAGCCGGATGGTCATGTAGCGTTATTCCCGCTGACTATCACGGGCCTGCCTTCAGACGATTTGCTTCAACGGGTCAAGGGCCAGGTCAGCGGTGAGAAGCTTCGCCCGCTGTGTGACACGGTTCACGCCTATGCCCCGACTGAAGTCTCCTATCAGATCAAGGCCCGCATCACCTTTTACGACGCGGCAAGCCGTGATGAGTCCATGAAGGCTGCCAAAGCTGCGGCCGAAAAATATGCCGCTGAGCGACGTGCAGGTCTTGGCCGCGATCTTGTCCAGGAGCAGTTGACTGCGTTACTGCAAGTAAATGGTGTTTACCGGGCCGATCTGGAACTGCCGAACGCCTTGCGGGAACTGCAAGGAAACGAATGGGCGAACTGCACCTCGATCCAGCTTGAGGATGCCGGGGTGGTCTATGGCTAGTCAGCAACTACCACCGGCATTGGCTAGCGACGAACGTTTCGCGGTGCTTTGCGAGCTGCTCGATGAGACTTTGGAAGGGCTCGATCTCAATGCAATGTTGGTTTATCTGGTTGACCTGGTTAAACCCCGATTGCTACCCCACCTCGCAGACCAGTTCTCTCTGCTTGATGAGGCAGCCTGGTTGCTCGCCGAGTCAGAGGAAGCCAAGCGCAACCTGATCAAGAACTCCGCCCAGTTGCATCGCTACAAAGGTACACCTTGGGCTATTCACGAGATCGTCCGCTTATTGGGTTTCGGTGAGGTCACGCTGCAGGAAGGCTTGAGCAATCGAATTCGCGATGGGTCAATCACCAGGAATGGCGCCTATGTTCATGGCGATTCTTCCGCCTGGCCGCTTTACCGCGTCTTTCTTCAGCGCGCCATTACCAATGATCAGGCCGCGCTGCTGCGCCGCCTTCTTCTTTCTGTCGCTCCCACACGCTGCCGCTTGGTGACACTCGACTATCAGTCAGTTCCCGTTCGGCATAACGGCGTAGCGCGGCGCGATGGCCAATACAACCATGGGAGCAGCTAATGGCCGATTTACCCGAACTAAATGAATGGCCGGAAGGCATCTACCAGCTTGAATTGTCTGACCCGGTCCTGGGAGGCCCTGAAGGCATCGACAACTTGCAAGCTAAACAGCTGGCAAGTCGGACCATATGGCTAAAGGATCAGATCGCAAAGATCGTTGCTGGTACGAGCGCTGTTGGTAAAGCACTTCAACTGAAGACGGCTCGCACACTGAAATTCACAGGGGCGGCGACGGGATCGGGTACCTACGATGGCAGTGCGGACACTGAGATCGCCCTGACCTTACCGGATAGCGGAGTTGTCGCCGGCTCCTTCACGAAGGTGTCAGTCAGCGCTAAAGGACTGGTAACCAGTGGAAGCAACCCAACGACGCTGGCCGGATACGGCATTACGGATGTATTTACGAAGGAAGGAACGGCAACGGCAATCAGTGAGGCGATCTCGGGGCATTTCGTCTCCATCGCTGCTTCACGCCCCCTCACTAAAGCTGACATAGGACTGGTGCAAATCGACTCCAGTGCAGCGGCTGTCACCGTTCAGTTGCCTAAATCGGATGTTGACCTGGGTATCCGCGACCTAATTGTTCGACGCACCGATAACACAGGCAACCGGCTTGTTATCCAGGCCGATGGTAGCGACAAAATCAAGTTCCATACCCACTTACGTGCAGAGGGCTATTCGTTCTTTGTCCTGATGGGGGCCGGGGATTACTGGCACTTGCGCAGTGATGGGGCCGGCGGCTGGGTACCCATTGCCCGCTTCGACGGCACACCATTGGGCCGTCCTGTGTTTGAAACCACGACGGCTTTCTCTCCGGGTGGTTGGGTGGCTCATAACGGGTTTATCTACAGCCGTGCGGAATGGCCGTGGGCCTGGGACCACGCGCAAGCCTCGGGGATGCTTACCACCGAGGCGGCTCGAACGGGGCTTGAAGGCTGCTGGACCAGTGGGGATGGCGTTACGACGTTCCGCAGCCCCGAGGCTCGCGGCGACATTATCCGGATGCTCGATGAGGGGCGTGGCGTGGATGTCGGTCGCGTGGCGGGTTCATTCCAGAAGGGCAGTCTTCAAACCTTCGACCCAAACCGGAACAGTTTAAGCGTCACCGGGCTTACCCACTCCGGTGCAGACACCGACATCGCGGCAAAGCACGGGCTAGACCCCGCCACGTTGGCAGACTACCCGCAGTCGACAGTGGTCACGATGGATAACACCCCGACTACCGCAATTAACACTGCGGGCGGGGTGGTCCGTCCCCGTAACACCGCCTATCCCGGCCGAATCAAACTGATCTGAGGTGTGCATGAAAGCGATTTATTTGGTTCGTCCGGCTGATGGTGCCTTGTTGCTTGAATGGTTACGCGAAACGCCCGGTATTGGCTACCAGATGCCAGAGGATGGCGTAGACCTTCGCGGCGAGCTTGCGGTGGCGCCAGAAGGCGAAGCGTGGGCACTAGTGGATGACGAGCCGGTGTTGCTGGCGGATCATCGCGGTACGGTCTACAGCACCGTTACCTGTGAGGCGCAGCAATACGACGCATTGGGTGATCTGCCCGAGGGCTTGACCAGCGAGCCGCGTCCGTCGCTGCTCCATGGTTGGATCGATGGCGCCTGGCAGCTTGACCCGGTGCGCGTGGCAAAGCAGCACAAGGAAGAGCAGGAACAGGCGTGGGAACTGATCAAGTCCGAGCGTGACCGTCGTAAAGAGGCAGGCCTTAAGGTTGGCAATAAGTGGGTACATTCCGACCTATTCAGTCGAAGCCAGTGGCTGGGGCTCAAGGACAGCGCCCGTGATGCCTTGGCCGCTGGTTGCGCCATGGTCGACGGTCTGCTCGACAGCGAAGGCAAAGCCATCGTCTGGAAAATGCTAGACGGCTCGTTTGTGCCCGTGACCGCGCAACTGGCGTTCGACGTTGTTGCAGCGGTTACTCGCTCTGACATGGCGATCTTTACCGTTGCCGAGCAGCACCGTGCCGCTATGGTGGCCTGTCAGACGCCAGCGGAATATGACTGCACCGCCAACTGGCCGCAAACCTATGCCGATTGGGCCGCTGCGCAAGGGGTTGTCTAATGGAGTCAGTACAACTGCTGTTCACCCGCCGTCGCTTGATCGGCAGCCTGCTCATCCGGGGTGTTACTTGGTCAGCGTTCAGTCATGTTGAGATTGTGGTCGGCGATCAGGTCATAGGCGCCAGCATGTTCGGCGGCGTGTCACTGACCCCGCTCAAGACTCGCCTTTCCAAAGCCAGCTATGCCGCTCTGGTCGACATGCCTTGTGCAGATGCGAACGCGATCAAGGCGACAGCCCTGAGTAAGCTGGGGGCCGGCTATGACTATGTGGGCCTGCTGGGCATCCTGTTCCACTCCAGCTGGCTGCAAGTGAAAGGTCGGTTCTTCTGTTCCGAGTTTGTGGCGTGGGCCTTCAGTCAGGGCGGTACACCGCTTTTGCGTGCCGAGCTGGCCCGCGTAACTCCGCAACACTTGTGGATGCTTCCTGCGCCAACGCAAACGGCTGGTAAGCCTGAGGCATTATTGGGTTTGACCTAAGCCAAGCAACCACATGTAGCGGCGCGTTGGGTCGTCGAGAAAAATGGAGCGCAGTGGAAGAAGTGCTGTTCTTCAGATGGGATGTTCAGGCCGATCCAGTCGGCCTTTTTTGATATTCTGTTGCCAAGGGTGCAAAAGATTCTGCACTCATTTATCTCAAATCAGAGCGTGGATTTTTCGCGCGCGGCATCAGTGGGGTGACCGTGCTGGGCATCGACGGCGTCATGCCGTTTGGTGATAGGCCGGCGACCGGAGGTTGAACACCCATCGGCGCATTCGGCGTCAGTCCGCTGGGGGGCAGCGTGCCGAGCGGTGGGGCGACCGTGCTGGGCATCGACGGTGTCATGCCGCTTGGCGGGAGGCTGGCGACGGGAGGTTGTACGCCCATTGGCACGCTCGGGGTGACGCCATTGGGGCGCGAGAACCCATCGATTGAAGGCCTGGAAGGCGTGATGCCACTCGACGGTAAGTTAGCGATCGGCGGTACTGCTGCGCCGGGAGCACCAGGCAAGGAGGGCAAACCACCGCCAGGGAGCAAGCCGCCCTCGGGAAACGTTGGCATTAGCCCGGGCAGCGAGGGCCTTTCGCTGGGTGGCTTGAGGATGGGCGGTAACTTCGGCGGCAGCTGAACCACTGGCGGGAAGACGATGCCACCTTTTTGATTCTTTGAATCGATTTCGCAGGGGGCGCCGGTGACGTCGACCAGCGTATGGGGCAAACCACTGCCCTGTGAAACGACAGGGGACAGTGAAATATGCAGCCCGCGTCGGCTCTTGCTCCAAGTGTCCACGGCGCTGTTATTGGGCTCCTGGAGCGCGAACTCGCCGCTTCCGGTGCCCGATAACCAGACAGAGCGCGTCAGGTCCGAGTTTTTGCCAAGGAAGACCAAACCGCCCGGGGCTGAACAGTTCGCTGCATGGGCAGTTGGGACAACGATGAACAACATGCTGACGATGACAGAGTGAGCTGCCTTGCTCTTCAGGTTGATGTGCGACATGAACCAGCTCCCATTCCAAGCGCCCTTGGCAATGGAACGCTAGCATCGAATAGGAATATGGTCCAAATCAAGACTGAAGCGCCGCAGATTCTGTCGACATATCCGACCGACTGCTAAGGGTCGTTAGCTGACCTTTGCGAATGGCAGTAATGGGTCGATTGCA